TGTTTGAATATAGTGACACTGGTCCTGTGGTTAATAGTAATTGTTGTGGAACTTTCTTTACATACGTCCCATTATTCCCAGCACCAGCATTCCCAATGACCACACTTGCCGTACTCGCCACAGGAATCCCGCTGGGTGCGGCAGTGAGTGTTATCGTGCCAGTATAGCCAGCAATGTTGCTATATCCAGAAACAGGAACTGTTGCGTTGTTTGCTGATGCCACAAATCCGAGGCGATAACTATTGTCATCATAAAAGGTTATCCACCATCCGACATCACCAAAAATTGAGCCATACCATATTGCCGCGCCATCGCGATTCCCGCCAGTATATGCCGAATTAAAAAATACTGCTCCAGTAGCCTCTCCGTCAACGCCTCCAGCAGTTACATTAGTTGGATCTCCCGACTTTGTGTAAGTTCCGTGTAGGTCTGTCCAGCCACCAGTAAGACCAGAAAGAACGATTGCGTTTGTGGTTGCAACGTTAATCCCACCAGGCGCAGCACCACCACCAACCTTGCGGATGTTTTGCACTCCTAGTCCTAGAGACAATCTTGGCATAAAATTACAATGCAATCACCCGCCAAGGACTTGAACCTTTGGCGGGTTGACTGCTAATAGGTAATTAGCCCTTGTAGGCGATCACACGTCCAGTTCCAGCAGTGAAGCTGTTGAACTGTCCGTAGATTATGTTTCCGGAACCGATCGTCACGCCTGTCAGTGTGCCATCGAAGTCTCCTGCAATGGCGCTGAAGGTCGTGTCGGCCAGCATTTGGATTGCCCAATATGCCTGTCCGGAGACGCCTGTGGTGCCAACGGTAAAACCGTTCCTAGCTCCAAAACGATCTAGTTCTGCAGACATTAGCTGTAGACCGGGATTTTGTAGTTAGTGCCGTTCAGCCGAACTGTGATGCCAAGGGTAGAGGTACCCGAGACAAATGTTCCTGTGGTCGCTGTCGTGATAAACTCGACGGCAACTGTTTCCTTGGCTGAATCAAGCCGGATGGGCTTGCCTTTTGCTTTCAATTCGCGACGCAGATTGATGTCACTCATGGATCTAATTTCCTATGTTTTGCCCAAACTTGTTTGATTGTATCGGCTTTATGTCTTGGGCGGAACTTGGAGCCGAGTTTTTGTTCTAGTGCGTGATAACCTTTAAGAATGTTGCGACCGTCCATGGCCGCTGGATGATATGCTGGTTCTGAACCACAGTTAACAAGTCTGAAGCTGGAGGGAAAGTTGCGTCGTTTTAGTTTACTCGGGACATTGTCCCTTTCATCTACCGGACGCTCGAGCGTTACAACGCCCCCGGTGTCCCTGTCTTCGTACTCGTAGAGTGGCATCAGTCCATCATCTCCCCACCGTCCATCTCGACGGCTGCATTCCTGAGACGTTCGCCTTCGGTTTCGGCTTCTGGAGATTCTTCTTCCATCTCTCCTTCTGCCTCGCTTACGCGAACCATGGCAACGCCTTCTTTGATTTCAACAACTTCTCCGGTCAATTCTACCATATCGCCGACCATAGGCTCGGCCTGTTCGGTCTCTTGCGAGATAGTTAGATTTTCGATCGGAATGCTTACAGTGTTAGCCATTTTTGACCCCTTCTTTTTAGGCTCGGACCCGGGGAGGTTTTTGCCTCCCCGAGTCTTTGCCGAGGGCCCGATCATTAATACGATCGCGCCCATGTTAATTAGCTGACTTCAGAACGGCTAAACACGACTCGGTAGAACGCTCCGTTCAACTGAACCGCGGTGTAGAACGTTTTGACAGCGACCGAGGTTACCAAATCCAGAGGGTCGGACTTGTCCGGACCTTCTGCAATCAGAACCTTGGGGCTATAGGGCGAGTCGCCTGTGAGGCTAGGTACGCCGAATGCCTGGTCACCGAGCACAATGTTCGCCAAGAAAGGCGCTGTGCTGGAGTTGTAGGCCGCTGCTGCAGTGCCAGAAATGGCATTAGCAGAAGCAGAACCGAAGGACAGAATGTTGTGCGACAACAGAGTCTTCACTCCGTAGTACGCGCCAACTTCACCCTTCAGCAAGCTGTCCGTGCCCGAATAGTGATGCGCCTGGATATAGTCGTCATCGTTGAGGATCGAACGAGCAGTACGAGGATCTGCAACCAGGACGTATCCGCCCTTGATTGTAGGAGCCTTGTCAACCCGAAGTGACGTCACGGAATCGAGCAAGTCGAGTGCCGTGAAGGCCGAGTTGGCTGCTGTCGCGGCGATGAATGCCGTCGAGTTGCTGTTCTGCGCGTAGCGGACCGAGGTTGACAGAGTGCCAGTTCCGGAGGTAGTTCCGGTCGTGAGCACACGGTGCACCAATGTATCCGCGTGAAGCGCATGATCTTCTGCCAATTGAGTCGTGGCCTGTGCCATGGAATCAAACAGGTTTGTGGCCTGGAGAATGTCAGACAGTTTGACCAAGCTGGCGAACTGCTGGAGGGTCGCACCAACAGTCGATAGGGTCAACTGACGTTCGTTCGATCCAGGGTTTGTGCCTTCTGAGGTTACTTCGATGATCGAGCTAATGCTCGGGTTGTCGTATCTAAAAAAGCGAATCTGCTTGTTTCCGTTTTTCCGGGGAAGAGCCGCTTTCATTCCGAATTGTTCCATCTGAAGGATGGGTAATTGACGTTGGAGTAATTCTTTCGAGAAGTACTCTTGGTAGGCCGCTGTGAGCGAGCCAGAGGTTACTAGTGCCATATAATTTTATCTCCTATGTCTAAACCTTAGTTAGATTCGTCAAATTCTACTGCCATTCGGCGGAGCTCGGCACCTTGTTCAGAGACCGATAGGTCCCTAAATTGTTTTTTAGGCGCCGGTGTTGACGGTGAACCAACTCCAGGTTGTAAACGTTTTTTGAACTCCGCATTTTCTTTGCGGAGCTTTTCGACTTCATCTGCTAATCCGGTTGAGTTATCCGTCTTCAAGGCAAGCTGTGCGATCTCTACCGCGTCGACGATCCCATCGGCGTACTGACGAAGAACTGCCTTCGTCTTTAGCAACTCCGAAACTTTCTTATGCAATGGAGACTCCGCGTCCTTCAGTTCTGGATGCTTGTCTGCCATTTTGGAGAGATTGTCGTTCCAGGCTTTCTCTCCGTGCTCTCTGACCTTCTGTTCGTGTTGCTTTAGTTCGTATCGCTCGACTTCTGTCGCCTTCTTTTCGGCTTGCTCGGCAAGGTCTTCTCGGCCTTCTTCTCGAAACTGCTTCGCAGCGTTCCGGTAGTCGGTCGCATCAAACTTGCCTGTCGGTCTCTCTTGGTCGGTCTTCCGTGCCTGTTCACGCTCGCGCAGGAATTCCTGGCGCTCGTTTTCCAAACGTTCCTTTTCTGCCTTAGATTCCGCCTTCGCTTGCTGAATGGCTTCCCATTCTTTCTGCTGGCGATTCTTCAGCTTCTCGTACTTGCTCGGCTCCTTGGCCTTGTCGGATGACTCAACCGGACTCTCAGACTCTGTCGTTGTTAAAGAACTATCACCTTTTTTGTCCCCGACTTTGGCCGGGGAAGGCGAATTTTCTGTTGCGGGTTCTGTTGTCGACGTGGGGTTCGACTCGGTCTTCTCCACTGGTTCCGACGTTGGCTCCGCTTCCGTTTTCGCTTCCACTCTTTCCGGAGGGATAATCCCATCCTCGATCATGGCCGCTCTTCGTAACGATTCCTCAGTCAGTTCTATTCCATCACCCATGCTAACCCCTTTACTCCAGCCCCGGAATGGTTAACGATCCCGGGCGGGATTGTGACTAGTCTATGTACTCCGCGGGCAACCTCTAGTCGTCTGCCCCTCCCGCGGGATGAGTGGCATCAATTCCAAGGGAATCGATAACAGCCACTGCAGATCGGAAGCCTATTGCAAATCCACATGCTGTCAAGCTACCTTTTTGAACAGCGCTAGAATCTTGTCTAATAGTCATGTTTCTGAGCACCGCGGCGAACCGCACCCCATGCTCTGATCTCATGAAACTTCCAAGGGCCCTGGCGTCGTCCCCGGTCCATTCCGGTTCGTCGACCCACTTGGTGAATCGTATAAAGTTTAATATTGCCCTTAGTCTTGTCATAGAATGCTTTCCGTCGAAAAACACAAGTTGTATACGTTCTCAAACTTGGGCTCCTCGTCCATTGTTAGTTCTTTTGGCTCCCGATCCTCAATCAACCAACATCTGTATCCAATCCTTTCCATGAC